ATGGAAAAATACGTCATTAAATCAAAATGTTGACGAAGCCAATTTCCAACCACAAATACAAACAAACTTAGAATTAAACGCTTTGTTTTTAGAAAAAACAACAAACAATAGTAAATTAATAATAACAGAGTCGGTAATTGATTATGGTAGTGATTACGAAGGTTCGGTCTTATCAAAACAAACAACCTCGTTACTTAACACACCTTATTTTGTTAATGCAATTATAGAGGGTGTTAATAATCTGAAAAGTGGTAACCAATACCCATATAAGAGTTTGGGATATCTGTTTCTAAATTCATTACCAATCTCAACACTAAGGGAAAAAAGTTTATCGACTGAATTAACGGACACAATAATTAAAGAAAATCAAAACAATTATTTGTCGAGTATCTTTAATAAGGTGTCTGCGGTTCACAAATTACCATATGCATTCATTCTAAAATATGGTTCAATTTGGCATAGATATAAAACATATGTGGAGTCAAATACTGACATATTAGATGGTGTTTGGAAGAGTTTTGATTACTCAGAAGCTTACGACCCAATTTCAAGTGCCGCAACCACAACATATCAAATAAAAAATTATTCAGGTTTAGATTATAATTTTAATCTAAACACAACTGGTTTTGGTAATTTAGGAATAAACATTGGTATGTACCCTGAATTAATTAATGCCGTTAATTACATGTTCAATGAGGAAGATATTATTAAAGGTTATTCACAGGATGATTGGACGGAGGCATATAACAACGGATTAAGACTTGGAAAAACAAATCAATCTTCAGTGTTTTTGGGATTGGGGTCGATGCCAACAGACCCACTTAATACGGTTCAAATTAGAAACTGGTATTCATATATAAAGACAGAAGATTATTACTTAGATGAGGGACCAAAACCCAAAATTATTGTAATTCCCTCAACGGGTGGTTTGAGGTTTAGTCAATATAAATTTGAAAATTCAAATTTATTGTTGGGTGGATTTTCAAAAACATCAGGACAAATTGAAAATGACCAAACTCTTTATGATGGTTCTGTTCGAACATTAAGGAACTCTTCAAACTATGGGTACTATGATAATTCATTAACAAAGAAACCAACATATAATGAATACTTAAAAATTGTTGACCCAAATAAAGAATTTCAAAATCCTTTTGATATAACTTATCAAGGTGAATATTCAAATATTGAAGAGTTATTTGGTGTTTTCACAAAACAAATTTTAGATGATTTTGAAACGGAGTTTTTAAGATTCGTTCAAAAACCAACAGATACCATTATTGCATTGGCGGGTGAACAACTTGCTTTGGATTTCTTTACACCAAATATTTTAAGTTCTTGGGAGAATAGAAACATTATACAAGTTTTAAATAAATTATTTGTTATAAATGATTTAACACTAACGGGTGATGAAGACAAGGATGGTCCACTTATTGCTGAAAAACAATTAAGTTCTTTTGCCTTTGGCATTGATAATTTCTTAGCTTATCAAGTAATATTTAAAAGAGGTAACCCAACAAATTTTAATAGAAGAGTTTGGAACTCCTTTTCAACAAATACCACAGTAAAGCCATTGGACCCTGTTGATTTTGGAAGTTATGTAACTAATTCGTTACCTTCATCTTCGGGAGGGATTACCTTAGCTCAATCTCAATCTCAATATTCAGATGCTTGGCAACAGTTAAAATTAAATGTTGGTGAATACAAACTATCATCATTACAATATAAAAATAGTGGGTCCTATATTACTGATTTCTTTATTGATTTTAATATTGAATTTACCGCTAATAATGTAATTCAGTTGGCACCAATTATTAAAATGTATGCCACGCAGAAAGTTGAAAATGGTTCAGGTTATACTCCGAGCTCATTCTTAACATCATTCAACACATATCTTTCAGATTTAAACAAATATCAATCGAACGTCCTTAATCATGTTTTTAGATACTTAAATCAAAATTTACCAAATATTACGGAAGTAAAAGAAAGAAGGGTAAGTGCGTTGGATGGTGAGGTTGCTAAAGTTGAAATATGGGAAACTTTTAAGGCTATGAATGATAAATGGATAGCTGGTGGTGATTTCAAAAATAGAAGTCTATTTGAAGATTTTATGTTTTTAGATAGGGCTAACAGAGACATTGGTGATAAATTAATTGTTGATGTAACAACACTCACCGGTTATTTAGGTGGAACAAATGATAAACTATCTGTGTATAGTTTAATTGGTGAATTATTAAGTAAGAATAATTTATTGTTTATGGCACTTCCGTCTTATGTTAACTTTTATGGTGTGCAACAAACAGGTAAGGGTGGAACTCCTACTAATTTAGATATACCTAATAGTGCCTTTGGAACTTATTTAGAAGTTGATTATCAACAATCAAAACCAAAGTTTATTTGTTTATACACTGATAAATTATCTGAACACACACAACAAAAAAATAATATAGATTACAGATTTAACTCTGATAGTTTTGATATTGGAAGATGTTCAGATAATCCTTTAAGAGAGTCAAATCCGAACAAAGACAATTATGGAAGTTCTAACAAAGTTGTTGCTTTCAATGTTGATTTTGGTATTAGAAATCAAAACATGTTCAAATCTATAAATTTAAATCAGTCACAATATAAAAATACCTCTGAAACTTTTTCAGTATTGGTAGATATTGCCAATCAAAATAAAGGACAAAAAGCGTTTCAACAAAGTACATCACTGTATAATCTTTATAAAACAAGAAGTTATACCTGTGATGTAGAATCTATGGGTAATGCCATGATTCAACCAACGATGTACTTTAATCTAAGGTATGTTCCAATGTTTACTGGGGCATATTGGATTACCAGTGTTGTTCATACTATTTCACCACAAGATTTTACAACTTCATTCTCGGGTGTCAGAATCTCTAAATACGCTTTTCCTAACTTTGGTAACTTAACTATGAGTGTTAATATAGACTTACTTAGAAGGTATCAAAAGAAAAAAGAAGTTATTCCTGTATCGATTACCGCCGAAACACCAACAACATCGACAATCACACTCACTGGTAAAACAAATGGTAATGTGTCTAAAACGCCTGTGAAGTCAGTTCAAGGTAGTTGTAAAACATCGTATCCGACGTTACCATTTGTGGATGCTGAATACACATTGATTGGGAAAAAAGATGTTGTAACGTTCTTAAATTCAAGAACTGACGTACCTTTGAATATCAAAAAACTTGTATTTGCAATGGCAACTCAAGAACAAAACCTAAACCAAAATCAATTTGGTTGTGTGGGTTATGACATATATGGTATTCATACAGATGGAAGATGGCCATCAAATATGATGGAATATGTAATAGGACAAGAATGTGTAAAAGTCAACGATAAGGGAAGACCGTATAGACCATTGGCTATATTCAACTCTTATGAGAATGCAATAAACTTTGTATTAGCTAGATTTAATACACCAGCATTTAATAATAAATTTAATATCTATAAAGTTAGATATGGAAGTGAAGGTGAGGCTGCCGCAAGGATTTGGTTAGGTTGGTGGAATTTAGGTGTTGGTTTAAGAAGACCAGGAGATGGTCCGTTATCTGCAGAACAAAGAATTACCGAACAAATAAATAAAAGAATTTCTGATGAGTTGCCGTGGACAGTGACGGTGGGTATATTTGAAAGTGCAATAAAAAGGGCTAAAGCTTTAGGTCTAAATTAAAAAATTAGTATATATTGATATATTTATATGTTAAAAACCATTATTATGGAAATTAAATCATTATTAGACAACTATCTTTCTAAAGATACTAAAATTACAGAAAGAGAAACGGGTAACGGTTACAAAGAGGTTTGTGACTTAGACACTGGTGACTGCTATACAGTAAGAATGAAAGACGGACTTATTGAAAGAGTAGATAACAGTATGAAAATAAATAGAACCCTTAAAGTTGAAACATTACACGGTGTTAAGACTTTATTGAATGGATAAATAAAAAAAACATGTCATTAGAAAAAAAAATATTAGAAGAAGTCAAAAGATATAATAACATCAATCGTTATATTTTTGAACAAGATGCTACGGCCGACCCAATAGATGATTTCACAGGTGCCGACACGGGTGTAAATTTACCAGCACCCGATGTAGACACACCACCAGCCGATACGGGAGCTGAAGAGATTTCTGAACCTATAGATACTACGACTGACCCAGACGTTGAAAAAATTGACAACAAAGGTAAATCAATGGAAGATTCGACCGATAATTCAACTGAAGAGTTGGACATTACCGAATTAGTAACTTCACAAAAAGATATTCAAACTAAACAGGATGAGTATATGCAAACAATGTTTGAAAAATTAGACGACTTAACTAGCAAGCTGTCGGCAATGGACTCAATTTTTGAAAAAATCAATTCATTGGAAAACAAGATTGAAAAGTATCGTGAAAAGACACCTGAAGAAAGATTACACTTAAGAAGTTTGGATTCGTACCCTTTTAATCAGAAATTAACAGATTTCTTTGAAGATAAAAAAGAAGATATGGAAATGTCTGGTAAAAACGAATATGTATTAACGGATGATGAAGTTCAAAACTTTTCACCGAACGAAATTAAAAAGACATTTAACAAATTTACAGACCAATACCCAAAGAATAACAATTATTGATAAAATAATTTCTCTAATAAAAAAAGGACATCGAAAGGTGTCCTTTTTTGTTTTCAAGTTTGACTTAGACTTTTGTTTGCCTATACTTATAGATGAGTAATAAGAGATACTTTAAACTTTAAAAAAAACAAAAAATTATGTCAGATTCAGTTTTAGATGCGGTACTATCTCAGTATGAGAAAAATACCACCCGTTCTCAAGGAACGAGTAACCAAATGTCACAAGATGAGCGTTTGAAGAAATACTTCACAACCCTTTTGGACAAAAATTCGCGTACAGGTCAAAAACGTGTACGTATCCTCCCAACTTCTGATGGTTCATCACCATTTAAAGAAGTGTGGTATCACGAAATCCAAGTGGATGGAAAATGGGTTAAATTGTATGACCCGGGTAAAAATGACGGAGACCGTTCACCACTTACCGAAGTATATGAGGAGTTGATGGCGACCGGTAAAGAGTCCGATAAAAAATTGGCACAACAATACCGTTCACGTAAATTTTACATTGTTAAAGTTGTTGACCGTGATGTGGAAGACGATGGTGTAAAATTTTGGAGATTCAAAGACAATTACAAACAAGAAGGGATTTTAGATAAAATCATCCCAATTTGGAAACAGAAAGGTAATATTACAAACGCTGATACAGGTCGCGATTTGATTATTGAGATGGTCAAATCAAAGACACCTGCGGGAAAAGAATACACAGTAGTTCAGACTATTATGTATGATGACCCAACACCACTACACACCGATGAGAGTATTAAAAAAGAGTGGTTAGATGATGAGTTGACATGGAATGATGTTTACGCTAAAAAACCAGTAGAATATCTTGAGGCGGTATCTCGTGGTGATGTTCCACGTTGGGACTCTGACTTGAAAAAGTTTGTTTACGGTGATAGTTTCGAAACAAGTATGGGTGGTCAATCACAACCTGAAAAGAGTTACGACCCACAGACTGATATGGGTCCAGACGAAGACTTACCATTCTAATTTAACTGAGCTTGGACACTTACATTGACATAGTGTCCAAGCTCTTTCTTTTTATCAAAAAAAATTAATATACATAGACAATGAAAATTAGAAAATTAATGTATGATGCTCTTGTAAAGAAATATGAGAGTGAGATTGCAGAATCAGAAGCGACTTTGATGGTGTACATGGAAAATCCTGTAGGTATTGGAGAACACCCACAACACTTAGAAGAGATGGATAAGTTTGTTGAGAAATTGGCAAATGCAAATGACAAGTTAGAAAATTTAAAAGAATTTTATAAATACAATTATGGCAATTAAGAAAAATGATTTCAATTCGGTAAAGAAGAAATTCTCTACTTCGGCCAAATATAAACCCCAAAGGTTTTTTGACTGTGGTTCTGATTTCTTAGATGCTGTGGGTTTACCTGGTCCTGCTATTGGACATATCAATATGTTCTTGGGTCACTCAGACACGGGTAAAACGACTGCGATGATTAAAACTGCGGTAGATGCTCAAAATAAAGAGATTCTACCTGTGTTTATCATCACGGAACAAAAGTGGAGCTTTGAACACTCAAAGTTGATGGGTCTTCAATGTGAAGAGGTGGTTGACCAAGAAACGGGTGAATTGGATTGGGACGGGTTCTTTATCTTTAACAACAACTTTGATTACATTGAACAAATTACAGACTACATTAACAGTTTGTTAGATGCTCAAGAAAAGGGTGAA